GGGACATATCTACGTTGAGTTATCTTCAAAGTTTTGATGTTGACGATCAAGACACAACAGTATCAAACATCTTTTTTAGAGCTGATGGTTTAAAGATGTACATGATTGGTCAGTCCTCTAACGATGTGCATGAATACGATTTAAGTACAGCTTGGGATATTTCTACGTTAAGCTACCTTAGAAGCGATGCTTTAACTAGTTTAGAAACTTCAGTAAGGGGGCTATTCTTTAAATCAGATGGTACTCGTATGTACGTGGTTGGGGACAGCCGAAACGAACTACAAATATATGATTTAAGTACAGCTTGGAGAGTAACTTCCTCCAGTTTAGCCCTATTCAGGTCTGTAAGTTCGCAAGACTTTACCCCCTTGGGTTTATTCTTTAAGCCTGATGGCAGTAAAATGTACATTACTGGTGACACTAATGACTCAGTGTACCAGTACGATATAGGAGAGTTTATTGATTTCTCTATCACATGGCCTACCTCAATAGAGTGGGCTGGTGGTATAACCCCAAGCACACCAGCAGAGGGTGAGACAGACGTATTTACATTCACGACTGATGATAGTGGCACGACATATACTGGTGTTAAGTCAATAGATAACGCAAGCTAATAGAGGAGAGTGAATCTATGGAAGCGTTTAAGATTAAGAATGGCCTACAAGCGGGTAGGTATTTAGGTAGTAACGGTACTGAGACTGCTGGGACTGTAGGGTACAACCTTGCTGGTGCTAGTTATGATAGTGTTAGTTTTAGTGTAGCGAGTCAGGATGCTGGCCCAAGAGCTATAGCATTTAAGTCTGATGGAACTAAGTTGTATCATGCGGGTACTACAAACGACACCATCTACCAGTATTCTCTAAGCACAGCATGGGATGTTTCTACCGCATCTTATGACAGCGTTAGCTTTAGTGTAGCATCACAAGGACAACCCACTGGTCTAGTATTTAAGTCTGATGGCACAAAGTTTTACCTTTCTGAAAACAACACAAGTTCAGTGTATCAGTATTCTTTAAGTACTGCTTGGGATATGTCCACTGCGTCTTATGATAGTGTTAGTTTTAGTGTGGCATCTCAAGGTCTTTATCCACACGATGTAGTGTTTAAGTCGGATGGCTCTTCTATGTATGTTTACACATCCAGCGATGAAACTATGTATCAATACACTTTATCTACAGCTTGGGATTTATCTACCTCTGCTTATGCAAGTAGAAATTATGCTTTTGCTAACGCAGAAGACGCATCACCCGAAGGTATGGATATAAGCGAAGATGGAACAAAGTTTTATATGGTAGGTAGAACAACTGACTCTGTTTATCAATATACTTTATCCACGGCTTGGGACATATCTACAGCTTCTTACGACAATGTTTTACTTAATATCTCTAGTCAAGATACAGACCCTTATAATACTGTTTTTGGAAATAGTGGTCAAAAGCTATACGCAGCGGGAAACACAACAGACACCATCTTCCAATACTCCACCGTAGCCTACACACAAACCCTAGACCTAGCCACGGGTACTACATTCAGCTTTACCCCTAGCGGTGCAACTACTGTATCGTTCACTAACCCACCAGCATCAGGTAATGCTATAGGTTTCTCTGTAGAGATTAACGGTGACGGTAGTGCTATCACATGGCCTAGCTCAGTGAAGTGGCATGGGGGTGCAGCACCAACAGCTACAGCATCAAAAGAGTTGTATGTGTTTGTATCGACAGATGGTGGCACAACGTACTATGGCAAAAAAGTTGCGGAGGAAATAGCATGAGTAATGTAGCAAATATTATGGGTCTAGCTGCTGGTGCTGATGAGTCTATCAAGTGGATTAGTTATGATCTTAACACCTTTACCGCCGAAACATCAGGTACATTAAGTACAGGTCAGTCAGGGACTGGTATTACTTTTAGTACAGACGGTACTAAGTTTTACAGTGTATATAATGGTGACTACACTGTCTATCAGTACTCTTGTGCTACTCCTTTTGATATATCAACAGTTTCTTATGACAGCAAGTCCTTTACCACAACCTCTGGCGTAACGGAGACAGCCCCATTCGGCATTGCCTTCAAAGATGACGGTACGAAGATGTTCGTAAACGGACAGGGTGTAGATGGTGTTATTGAGTATGCGCTTTCTACCCCCTGGGATGTATCTACAGCTTCTTATACTACATACACATCTATGCTTTCTTCGGGTAATAACTTTACAGGTATTCACTTCAAACCTGACGGGACTAAGGTGTACCTAATGAACTCTTCAGATGTTGCTGTGCAGTGGTCGCTATCCACTGCGTGGGATATCTCTACAGCTACATACGATAGCAAGAGTTTTCTTACTAATAGTCAAGACTCTGTAGCTACAGATTTATATCTAAGCTCTGATGGTTTAAAACTTTATACCAACGGTATTACTGGGGATAATATTTACCAGTACAGCCTTTCTACTGCGTGGGATATTTCTACAGCATCTTACGACAGTATATCTTTTAGTTACAATGCTCAAGGTACAAACTCTTATAATCTTACTTTCCATCCTGATGGCAGTAAGTTTTACGTAGGGTTTGGTAATACTGTGTATCAGTATACTGCAGTATAAACACAATAGCAATACACAGGAGAACACAACAATGTATGCTAAAATCAATGGTGGAACAGTAGTAAAGTTCCCGTACTCAGTAGGTCAACTCCGCAAGGATAACCCTAACGTATCATTCCCTAAGAACATCACTGATGGTGTCTTCAACAAGTATGGCGTTAAGAAAGTACACACCCTAGAAGACCCTGCCTACGATGCACTTACACAGAAAGTCGTACAAGCAGACACACCTACTCGTGAGATCACAGGCTACACTACCAATGAAGATGCTACTGATCCTGTAACTAACGAAGTTAACTTTGACCAAGTAGGTCTACCTATTTACTCAGGGCGCTGGGTTCTCACTAAGACTGTAGTAGCTCTTACGGAAGAGCAGGTTGCTGAGCTAGACGCTAATTCTGCTGATGCTAATCGCAAGAAGCGCAACGAACTATTAGCTGCTACAGACTATCTAGCCTTGACAGATTTAACTTTAGATGATATAACTACTACGTATAGACAAGCTCTCCGTGACATCACAGACCACGCAAACTGGCCGCACCTTGAAGAGGGTGACTGGCCCGTTAAGCTATAAGGAATACACATCATGTCAATAGCACGTACACTCGCTAACACAGTAGCCACATCAGGTGTGCTTAATGATGGTGTTATCTCTGCAGCAGAAGTAGATGGAGCTAACGTAGTCAATACATCAGCTACACCTCCTGTATCGCCCAGCGCAGGGGATATCTGGTTAAGCACAGAAGATGGTACACTAAGCGTTTACTTTAATGATGGCGATACATCCCAGTGGATCACAGTGTCTGGCCCTCGTGGTCCTGCAGGTGTAGATGGCGCTGATGGCACTAACGGTGCAGATGGAGCAGATGGCACAAGTGTCTCACCAGGTAAGACTATCGCTCTAGCGATGATATTCGGATAACAAGGAAACTAAACTATGACAGCCCCAAACATTGTCAATACAACTACCATTACAGCTAAGACAGACGTACAGATTGTAGGCACTTCTGCTACAGCTATCACAACTAACTCTGCAGCATCTGGTCAGGTCTACAAAGTTAACGCTATTCTTGTAGCTAACGTAGACGGCACTAACGCAGCAGACATCACTGTTGATCTATTTAGAGGTGCTACACCTTACCGTCTAGCTTCTACGATTAGCGTACCTGCTGACTCTACTGTTGTTGTGCTGTCTAAGGATACTGCTATTTACCTAGAAGAGGGTGACTCCATTCGCTGTACAGCTTCTGCTACAGGTGATCTTGAGGCGGTGTGTTCTTATGAGATTATCACTGACGCATAAGGTATAACAGAATGGCATATCGTAACTACAGCTTCTATCAAAAACTGTTCAAGCGTTGGAGACGTAAGTACGGTGGTGCTATTCGTAGTAGGGCTTACGAGGGTACTCGTGGCTACATGAAGAGTTCTAGCGACTCTACATCTAATACAGGCGCTAAGAATAACTCAGGTATATGGCATCTAGAAGAGATACACTCATCTATCTCTAGTTATGTACCAGCCGGTGAGCATGTGTTTGACACACCAGGTACGCACACTTGGACATGCCCAGCAGATATAACTTCTATATCTGTTGTTTGTGTAGGCGGTGGCGGTGGAGGGATGTATTACAATAACAGTAGCTCTACTCACACTTACCATATGAACGGCGGTGCTGGTGGTGGCTTAGGCTGGAAGAACACTATACCTGTTGTACCAGGGCAGACTTACACGGTAGTAGTAGGTGCCGCAGGTTCAGCAGGACAGTACAGCGGAAGCAGCACAGCAGGCAGCACAAGCTACTTTATTAATACTGCTACTGTCTCTGCTACAGGCGGAGCACCCGGTAGGTATAACGCTACAAGTATTGCAGGCGGTACTTACACAGGCGATGGCGGCGGTATTGGTGGTAACTCAGGTCAGTCAGGCTCTATTGGTAGTGGCTCTACTGGAGGTGGCGGTGCTGGAGGCTACACAGGTAACGGTGGCCGTGGGGGTTCTCGTTCTCAGACTGCAGGTGTAGGTGCTGGCGGTGCTGGTGGCGGCGGTGGCTGGAACACCTCTCAGTATGAAGGGTATGGCGGCGGCGGCGTAGGGCTTTATGGTCAGACATCTAATGGCACTGCAGGTGCAGCTAATACACAAGCAGGTGGTGGGTCTGGTGGGGGTACTTCATCTTCTGCTCAACATGGCGGTGCCTATGGTGGTGGAGGTGGCGGTAACTCTTCTGTCTACTCAGGTACAGGCGGTAATGGTGGGACTGGTGCAGTACGTATTGTATGGGGTGATACACGAGAGTTCCCTTCCACTAATGTAGATGAATCAAGCAGTGACGGTAATGTGTCAACAAACTAAAGGTAAACTATAATGGCTATTAACTTTCCAGCATCTCCTACGAATGGAGACACATACGCATACGGCGGTAAGACGTGGACATATGATGGTACTGCTACTAAGTGGGTGCCTGAAGATGCTTTTAGTGGCGTTACTGCTACAGCTACAGAGTTGAACGCACTAGACGGTATCACTGCTGATGTTACAGCGTTGAACTACGTTGATGGCGTTACTTCTCCTGTACAGACACAGCTAGATGCTAAGATGACACCTAGCTACACAGGCGATGTAGACATTACTGGTGAGTTTGTAGCCGACAGCTACAATGAGCGCTACGCTGCTGTCATATCTACTACTAATGCCACGACAGTTGACTGCGAGGCTGCTAACTCATTCAGTCACACACTCACAGAGAACACTACGTTCACGTTCAGCAACCCACCTGCAAGCGGCACAGCTTACTCATTCAGCATTGAGATTATCCAAGACGCTTCTGCTAGTGGCTTCACAGTGACATGGCCAGCAAGTGTTGATTGGCCTGCTGCGACTGCACCTACGCTTACAGCTACTGCATCTGCCAAGGATGTATTCGTATTCACCACCCGTGATGGCGGGACTAACTGGTATGGCTTCACTGCTGGTCAAGCACTCGCATAAGGAGCGCACATAATGGCTACTAAGAAAAAGATGCTCCAAGCCGCTGCGGGCAATGCTGGTGGTGCTGGCCTTGATACTACAGATGTGTTCAGCACTTATTTGTATGAGGGCAATAGCTCTACACAAACGATCACCAATGGCATTGATCTTAGTGGCGAAGGTGGTTTGGTTTGGGTGAAAGATAGGTCATATACTGGTGACAACAAACTCTTTGATACAGAGCAAGGCATGACTTTTGCTAGTGCAAAGGAACTTGTATCAAACAGCACATCTAGCGCCGCAACCAGAACAAACCTTATTGAGGCAACTTCGTCTGGTTTTAATCTTGGGACTGCATCGTTTTATAGAAACTATAATCAGACTGGTGATAACTACGCCTCGTGGACATTCCGCAAAGCCCCTAAGTTCTTTGATGTGGTGACTTACACTGGGGATGGTGTTACAGGTAGAAGCGTTAGTCATAATCTTGGCTCTGTGCCAGGAGTAATAATCGTTAAAAATATATCTACAGGTAACAGAGCTTGGCAGGTTTACCATAGAAGCCTAGGGATAACGAAAAGACTAGAGTTGGACAGCACAGGAGTTGCTGGAACATCTACTCATTGGACATACGAGCCGACAGACACTGAGTTTACTGTTAGAAACTTGGGTGTTTTAAACGCCTCAGGTGACACCTACGTCGCCTACCTATTCGCCCACAACGATGGTGACGGTGAGTTCGGCCCTGATGCTGACCAAGACATTATCAAGTGTGGTAGTTATACTGGTACGGGTTCCACTAATGGTCCTGAGATTGACTTGGGATTTGAGCCTCAGTGGGTGATGGTAAAAAGGGCAGACTCTGGAGCAGAACACTGGGCTATTATAGATAATATGCGCCAGATGATTTCTCTGGAGTCCAATAATGCTCGTATGCTTAAACCAAATAATAATGAAGCTGAAGAAGCCGTTGGTTTTGCTAATCCTTTGCCAACAGGTTTTAAGGTAAATAGAAATGAAGGTGTTACAAATGCCTCTGGCGGCAACTACATCTACATCGCCATCCGCCGTGGCCCTCTTGCCCCACCTGAGAGTGCGACTGAGGTGTTTGATGTTAAAAGACATGCTGGTGCTGATGGCCCCCAACCTGCTGGTATTACTTCTGATATGTTGATTACGACTAATTCTGAGGTTGCTAATACTGAAAGGTTTAACTTTAACCGATTAACAAATGGAAAAGTGCTTTACACAAGTCAAACATTTGCTGAGGGTAACTACTCAGCTTATTTAAACTTTGGTACAAACAATGGTGTTAATACTACAGGCTTTTGGGGGAACACCTCAGTTCCACTATATTACCACTTCAAACGTGCGCCCGGCTTCTTCGACGTTGTGGCCTACACAGGGAACTCAACAATACGCACTATAAGTCACAACCTTGGTGTTGCACCTGAGATGATGTGGCTCAAAAGTAGAAGTAATTCAAAGGATTGGACGGTGTATCATAAAGACCTTGGTGCAGTTAAGCGGCTAAGGCTAAACAACACAACAGAAGCAACTAACGAGGCAACAGCCTTCAATAGTACGGCTCCAACATCATCAGTGTTTACTGTAGGTACTTCAGATAACACCAACGAAAACCCACAAAGTCACATAGCTTACCTCTTCGCAAGCCTAGATGGTATATCAAAGGTGGGGAGCTATACTGGTAACGGCACAAGTCAGACTATCGACTGTGGCTTTACGTCAGGTGCTAGGTTCGTCATGATTAAACGCACCACTGGAGTAGGCAACTGGAATGTGTGGGATACAGAGCGTGGCATCGTTGCGGGTAATGACCCTAGACTAGAGCTTAACTCCACTTTGCCAGAGCATAATCCTCAAGACTACATTGACCCCGATACTAGTGGTTTTGTTGTTAACTACGTTGCTGACAACGGTGACGATACAAACGTAAATGGCGTCACATTTATCTTCTACGCAATAGCATAACTCAACAGCATCACGAAAGGATCACTCTGATGGCTGAATATCGACACACAGGAACAGGCGAAGTTAAGACCCAAGGTAAATGGCGCAGCCACTACAGCAACGTATCTTTGCCTCGTGCATGGAAGCAAGCAACACTGGATGGCCTCAACCTAGAGGCTGTCTTAGCCTCACCAGCGGCTACAACTACACAGTATCAGAACTCTGTGCGTGATGGTGTAGTGCAGGACGCTAATGGTAACTGGGTAGAGAACTACGTTGCTCAAGATATGTTTGCTGACACAACTGAGGATGGCGTAACAACCACTAAAGCTGAACACGAAGCTGCATACCAGCAACAGCTAGACAGTAGTACAGCAGAAAGTAACCGCTCACAGCGTGACCGTTTGATTGCTGAAACAGATTGGTGGGCATCGTCCGACTTGACTATGACTGCTGAACAAACAGACTACCGCCAAGCACTACGTGACATCACTAGCCACGCTAACTGGCCTGACTTATCTGAGTCTGACTGGCCTGTTAAACCGTAATAACACTTGACAAATACACTAAAATGGGTTTAACTATGTCAGAGATTAAGCTAACTACAGAAGAGCTAGAAGAGATGCTAGATCGTTCAGCTAAGCGTGGGGCTAAGTTAGTCCTGCGTGAGTTGGGCTTGCAGGATGAGACAGCTGCTGTAGACATTCGTGAGATCCGTAGCTTGCTTGACACTTGGCGTCAGACGCGCTTGAGTATATGGAATACGTTTGTAAAGATAACAACCATTGCTGTGTTTACCTTCATCGGGGCTGCAATATGGATGAAGATAGGTAATTAATAAGGACTACTATAATGGCTAAACGATTTGGTGGGTTTACACCTGAACAGATGGGTAAGATTATACCTGAGATG